CCTTAACGCTAAGTGATTCGACCTTTCCTTTTTCTGCGTTGGTTAAAGGTCTAATTTCCACCGGACCGACAGAAGTCTCAACGGTTTCGCGTTGCCTCTTACCGTTGAGCAACCTTTCTTTAATATTTTCCTGTCCCATAGTTTACCTCCTTACGCCGGATTGTGCAGGCGATTGAAGTTCTGGATAACCGCTTGGATTATCTCTTCGCTATCGCAGTCATACTCTGCTGCGTAAGCCAATTCCTGCATGAGCTTCTCTTTACCGCTCGGCTGAATGCCAACGCTTTGTAGAAGCACACGCCCCAACGAGATGACGCCCGAGCCCCATCCCGAACCTGAAACACCGCCACCATCAATGGTGAGTTCTAAAGCTTTCAACTGCGGATCGCCGTCAACGGCTCCACCAGCATCGCCCCAGAAATCTTCTAGGTAATCGGTATTTTCGAACTGAAGAGTTATGGTTCCCGTCACGGTCAAAGCTTCCACCGTTCCGTCCTGTGGAAATCTTGAGTTAAGACCTATGTTATCTTCAGTTGATCCGTTGTTATTAATCGCAGCTGTGAAAGCCCTTACTTTAGCAGAAATGTCGCTGAGAGAACCACCAAAGTCTCCAACCTTTAACTGACAATCAGCGAAAGAACGCTGTCTCTCACCATGACAGTTAGACGTAAGGAGCAGATCCTCTATGGGAGTTATAGTTTCCTTTTTGTCTTTCTGAGCTAATACGTCGATAGCCATATCGCAGAGTTCCTGCTCTATGCTTATGTTCAAAGTGTTGATGATACAACCTAAGAACTTATGCTCGAAGATATCCTTTCCGACGAACGCGTTGAAAGAAGGAATGTTATTCCCGAGAACTGGAGTGATGGTATGAATGTAGTAACCACTTTCGTAGTCTACTTCATATGTCGTGGACTCAGTTAAGCCTTCCAAGTGTACATCCCCAGTTGAATAGTCTATCCAACCAGAAATTCCAGAGCCCCCACTTTCCACGATCTTGCCCCAACCATCATCTGTAGCGTACACAGTGGTTACTCCATCGTTAAGTTCGAAAGAACCCTGGATAACTGGTGCGCTAGCTAGGGTGAAGTCTTTCTCCGTTTCACCCACGCCTGTTGAATGATCTTCGTCGCTCACCGTTGACACGTTAGTGGTATCAATCTCTGATACTCCTAACGCCAAGTGCAACAGATAAGCCAACGAAGAAATTGAGGCAGCAAAATCTGTTCCGCCTGCAGGCGCATAAGGACCCGGTATCGCGTTAGCAGGCATTCTGCCGATTCCGCCTTCATAAGCTATAAAGGGTTCGCTCGGCGAGTCTAGACTGGACCCTGTGATGTCGATGTGAAGATCTGGATCCGCTACATCTTCACCATAGCTACTCGACTCGATGGCCAGTCCCAAGTACCGTAAAGTTTCTTCTGGCATTATTCGACCTCCTCTGTTTCGAATCTCATTCTAATTTGTACAGCGGCTCCGTGAAGAGTTTCGTTGTCTATAACTCGGGTATCTCCCGGAGACCAGCCAATTCGCTTTATGTAATGCACTAGACCTCCTAGTGTCTTATTAATTTTTCCTGTATCAGGATCCTTAAATAAAGCTGCGCTCGCTCTGATTGCCAATCGCTCTGCTTCTTTGCGTGCTTCTTCAGGATCTTTTTTCATTGATATTCCTACGATGTGATAAACAGGAAACCAATCCTCATGTATCGCCATCATTCCTTCTGGATTAATGTTTCCAGAATCTGGAATGACCCAAACAAGAGGTGGCTTAAACTTGTAAGCTTTATCCTTACGCCCCACGATACAATCACTTATTTCATCGCCTAAATAATTCTTTATTCGATGACCAATAGTTTCTCTAATTCTTTCTAATTTATCTATTAAATTCATGCTGCGTACCTCGCTAAGATAGAATCAGCGATCTCATCAATTTTACCTTCGACCGTATCAATAGCTCTATCAATAAAGGGATTAGGCTTTTGTCCTGGATTATTAACCACTTTAGCAAACACGTAGGTACCACCCATCTTAAATCGTAAAGCTCTTTTCCCTCTAGTTGTTCGACTGCCAGACTGTCCTCTTCTCCTTCTATCCTTTGGAAAGATGAAAAAGGATCTATGTCTAGGACCATGAATACCCGTCCCAAATTGCACGTACTTCCAATACTCAGCGTTAATTGAAATAGTAAAGCCATCACTGGTTCTTTCAGGAAATTCTACTGAGCCCGCTAAACGCCCAGTGTCTACGGGGGCTTCCCGAGATATCTCTCCGAATAAAGAGATAGCAACTTGTTCTAATATCTCGGGAATGATTTCTCTAGCAAACTCTTTTTCAAATTTATTGAGTTCAGAGAAATCAAATTCAACTTTTAAAGGATCAGTCAAGAGTGTCCTCGTAAGTAAATGTTCCTAGTCCTATGTTACTATAGTCCTCAGTACCATCGCCAAGCTTAGCCTCAGTAAAGAGGTTAAGAATTTCTTTAACTTCATCAGTTAGTATTTCACTCTCCCTTTCACGAATAGTTTTCAACGTGATGTCTTGTGGAGAGATAGCATCCAATTTTCTTCGTTGTCTTGCTAAGCCTATGATGTTTCCCGTCATCATAATACAAGCTCTTTTTATCCCCTGTGGAACTGGATCCCAAGTTCTCATCGTGTATCGTTCTATAATTCCGGATGCTTCAGCTATCCAGCTGTTAAGTGTCTCGAAGAAATTTCCTTCAAGCTCTTCGAACTCTTCTTCTTGTATTCCCGTCATTAAGATCGCGTCATTCGGCGTACAGTAACCGATCGGAGACAATTGATATGCTCCAGTGTCAACGATACCACGCGAGCCAAAGACGCCATTGAAGCTCAAGTAGGGAGCGCCTACTCCATAAGCTATGGCAGGACTATCTTCAGAAGGAATTAAATCGTCGTCTAGCTTCAAGTAATCTGGATCACCTGCCACAGCAGTCGAATGTATATGCGCACGTAAGAAGCCTCTAGCCCAGTCCATCATATACTCTGGAGTTTGACTACCTCCTTTGTCCTCTGAAAAATATTCATCTACCACAAAAACAGAACCATCTCCGTAGAAAAAGAAACCACCAATGCCAAGATTTGGCATCACTAAAACTTTATCTTCTCTATGATCGCAGATAGTATTAAAGGTTGCACATAATCCTAGAACCCAAGAATCCCCGCCTACATATGCGCCAACTGGAGAGCGTACGGTGCAACCGAGTAATCCTAGAGCCCATAATGTTTGCGGATCTATGCTATTATTAACGTAGAAAGCATATTCTGGACTTTCAATAATAGATCCCTGACAAAAGGTCCCTACAATAGCTTGATCAGAAACATCATCTCTCATTCCTATGCAAGTACGGAATCCTCTTATCTGAGATACTTCTACAAAATTTCGATACGAGCTGTTATAAATTCCATACGTTCCTGTTAAACTCGGATCACAATGAATGTTACAATCTTCGTAGAAGAAGCCATCGGGATATACCCATGAACCCCCATTATAATAAGCAAGATTAAAAGCTCTAGCATCATTCTCGGTTACCTCTACTTCTATTCCTTTGAACCAGACGTTTTGCATAAAACGTTGATCTGCATCTACAGCGACTAAACCAGCTTCAAACTTTACACTCTGTCCTTCAGCAGCTTCAATCTTGAGCCAAATATCTTTATAGACATCTCCGATATTTGTAATGGGTTCAACGGTGTGGATATTTAATATGGGCTCGTCGACAGCAGGAGGTGTATAGACTCCAGTATATCCGCGAAGGATATGTGTCTCAGAAAAAGGAGTAGAGCCTACATCCGTGGCTAACGCATCGAGAGCTTGTTGCGGTGTAGAGTAAGTCTTCCCTGGGCCAAACTCATAGACTGACATCCTTCACCTCCTTCTTTAAAACTTTGGCTGCGTCTACAAAGCCTTTTTTCTCTGCGATCTGAAGAGGAGTTCTATCAAATCTATCTTTGATATCTTTCTTAACTCCTTCGTCCAACATAGCTTGAGCCATTTTAGCGGAACGACCCATTATTTGAACGATCTCATAATTCTTTCTACCGCGCTTTTCTAAAGTTTCTTTTATCTCTTTAGCGTCGATTTCATTACGAGGCCAACGCATGATCTCTACCTTCCATTCCCAGCAAGGATTAAGATCAAGTAGTTCTTTCTTTGTAAACGTAGTCATAGCTTTAACCTTTAAAGTATGGGGCCCGAAGGCCCCATCACAGTTTAATAGATGATAGCTTTGACGGTGGCTTCCGGTTCTTCGAACTGGTAGTCCGTCTCAGTATCCAGGATGATGTCGTTTCGTTTCTTCTTTGCTTCACGTTCCTGTTCAAGCTCGACCTCATGGAAGATTCCATAGATCGTGTTGTCAGGATGTGTGAGCCACGCCTGGTTCTTCGGCATGTTGGGAACGTACTGGACATAAGCACTTTCATACTCGACCCGGACAGCGCCGCCCATTCCAGTCTGGAACTTATCACCAAGGTCGGTGCCACGAGCTTTCAGGATGTCCCGGTAAGCTTTCATGACCCACCAAGGAACGTTGATGTCCCACTCAGCTGGGTTGGTGTAGTACTCTTTGGGGATGGCCTGGATCATGCGATCAAACATGTTCTCAGGAAAGAGCACTCCGCTGGTGGCGTTGCGATCGAAGGACAGGGCTGTATACTTCACAAAATAATCCGTTGAAGCTGTTAAGCCCGTAAGGACTATCTTACCGCTGTCATAGTCAATGGTTCCAGCGATGCCCGAACCGCCAACCTCGTCGATGACGCCGTCGCCATCCTCATCAGCAACCTTGGTGCCAGAGGTAGACCCCGTATAAATCTCAAAGGTTCCCTCTGTGATCGGAACGTTGTCATACCACACGGTCGCTTCTGTCTCACCAACTCCCGTTGAGAATGAAGCTGTGGACGCGTCGTCGTAAGCAGCGTTTGCGTCTTCAACGCAAGTACGTCTTGTGAGTTTGAGCCAGCCATCATTGAGAGCAAGATAAGCGTCGCTTGATCCCGTGTCTCCTTTGATCGCCTGTTCCTCAATATCAAGACCACCACGCTCGGACATCATGTCAACGATGGTGCCCTGAAGCCCAGCTCGCTCCGGGTTGTTTCGCAGCATCTGATCCGTGATTGAAACCACGCCCTGCATACGAGCAGAGATAAGTTGATGTTGTGCGAACTGAGGTTCGACGTAATCACTCTCGGACTTGGCCTGCCCTTCTGCGGGAGGCGGTCCCATGATTCTTTCACCAAACGCGATGCGATCGATGTCAACTTTAGGAGCGTCCATGATCTGCAAGCGATAACGTTGCAAGACAACTGTCTTATGCTGCAGTGTTCTCACGTAACGATCAAACTGCTGCGGCTCAAGAATAGTCGCGCCCAAAGTTGTTTGGGTTGAGATGCCTTTAAAAGCGGCATCCAGATTGGCTAGCATTTCATCCAATGTAGGCATGCTTCACCTCCTCTTTAATAGATTCGCCGGCCGACCGCGTCCCTGTATATCTCAGGAACCGGACGTTCGGTAGGTTTGTCGCCATTGCCATCGTCCTTGAGAGCATTAGAAGCAGAAAGCTTCTTAGTGAAGTCGTCGATCTTCGCAAGACCTTCTTCGTACTTCTCTTTTGTCTCAGCCAACTCTGACTTAAGCGCTGTAATTTCCTCGTCCTCTTTGGGAGGATCCGCAGGAGGATCCGCCGGAGGAGGAGGGTCGTCCTTGGCCATCGCTTCCTTAACCGCCGTCACGATTTCTGGAGTGGCCTCTTTAACCGCTTCCGAAGCTACGGCTTTAAATTCTTCCTGTAGCTCCTTCTTTTCTTCATCTGTCAAAGGCATGGTTTGTTCCTCCTTTTTCTTGCCTTTAAGTGAAACCCATTGAAGGAGTGTTTTCCAAAAGCTCCCGCCCTCCTCCTTCACCGCAATAAACTTACTCTTGAATACTGAGGGATTAGGTAGAATGGAGACAGCCACTCCTACCCAGTCCGGTCCCAGATCTTCAAGTAAAGTTTTCCTGTATTTAGTCCCATCGAAATGCATTCCGATAGGTTGTGTCCCTTTAGTAGCCATAAAAGCCTCAACGTCCTTGCGCCTTGCTCCCATTACAGAGAAACCTTTCAATGTTCCATCTTCTACCTTAGGCCATGTATCATCAGCTACTTTCACACCGAGCATCCATGTTCCTTTAGGAAGCACCATCTCCTCTCCATCGACCACGTACTTTTCTTCAAAGCGTAAGAGGTCTGATGAAACTGGAGTTCCCACTTGCTTGAGAGTATGACTTATGTCAACATGTCTAAAATGCTCCATGAAATCATAAGCCACTTGCTCGATCTTTTCTGCAGTGAGTTTCTCTCCGTCACTGTCCATCTCTCCTGGAACAAGCACAGGACCGACGACGATTCGTTGCGCAGCGCGTTTAGTTACAATGGTTCCACTGAGAGAGGGACCATCCTCAATTTCTTTCACCATCAGTTCTATCATTTCCTGCGCAGCTTCCTTCGTCGCTGTCTCAGCTCGGGCTTGTAGGAAACCACACATCTTTTTTGCAGACTCTTCACTGAGTCCTTGATTGCGCATCTCGTTATAGCAATCATCAAAACTATCCCAACCTAGAAAAGGCATGCTATCCTCCTATGCTGCCAACCTAATAAGTTCGCTTTCCTTGAAAGCTTCTTTATCAGAAGGCGGAGCCATGTGCGCGGGCATTAAGTAAGGTATCGGTCTGCATCTACAGTTTATCCATTCCTCTAAAGGCCCGCTTCGATCATGAGGGTGTTTCAATCCATTTGGAAAGTAGTTCCCCTTCTTTACTATTAATCCATGTAGATCTTTGTGAGATGATCTTACACGGTTATCCCTCGCTGTCCACCACTGTATATATTGAACGCCAGCAGCAGTCATCTTAGCAACTCGTGCGTTGCTCTGTGCGCTGTTTACCTCGGTCCTGGCAATTCGTTCGGCTTCGTAGGAAGTTAGTCCACTAAATTGCTCTTCTACCAACTCCGCAGTTTGTCGGGTTCCAAGTCCTTGTTGATAAGCTTGCGCGAGTGTCGTGTTTAAATTTCCCTTCAACCTATCCATCGTTAGTCTTGAGGCAGTGAAAGATTGATCGCGTAAAAGATCTGATGCTATCGGAGCCCCTTCCGCTGCTTCAAGTACTGATGTATAGATGATGGTTCCTACTTCATTATAAAGAGGATCTAAAGTACTCATCGCTATCGCTCGGTGTAACTGATCAGAACCCCTTAAACGCTCGAGCAAACGAGCTTGTGCTTTGTCAAAGGTATTTTGAAGTCGACGATTTAATTCGACCTCGTCCATCGACCGAGCTTTCACAGCGAGCTTTCCGTAGAAGCGCTCGACTGCGATATATTTAGATAAGTCTTTCACCTGTTATCAACACCGATGTATTTATTATTTTTCCTGCTCCAGCTTTAGCAAACAATTGAAGTTTGCAAAGAAGACCAGCTTCCTGTATCTTTAACATCGCCATTGTTTCCGCTGGCAATACTTTCGCTGAAGCGATGGGCGGAACGCTATGTACGATGTTAGTCTCTTCTTCAATATCAATATGAGTCACAGCGCTGATGTCATCGCCATCTGGAACGTCAGTCATCTTTATGACCAAATCAGTCAGTGGATCTGTTGTGCTCAAGTTCGTAATCATAAAAGCCACAGACTTGAGACCTTTACAACACACCGGACCAGAGATGGGCTTAAGAGAATCATTCAACTCTTTCGTCGACCACTCTTCATAGAGCTTCCACTTTTGTCCATAAGCTCCTAACGGATTCTTAGGATCAACTCCATCATGTGGTCCTTCTATTAATTCATAAGCCATAACTTACCTCGCATAGAAAGCATTAACAGTCGTTGAGATTTCACCAGTACCTACCTTCGTCTGAGCCCAGATCTGCATAAAAGCCAACGCCGGCGTTCTAAGCTCTATCGTGCCTACCTCTCCCGCTTTAAGACTTGTAAAGATAACTGGCTCCTTTTCAACTAAGAAACCAGTTTGCATGATGTCGTAGTAACCACCAACTATCTCATCGTCGTCGTTAGGCTCACCGATGCGAATTTCAAACTCATCAAGATCCCTTGAACCCATAGTAATGGACATAAGAACTCGAATAATATTCGTCAACGGCATAGAAGGAGTAACAGCTTCAAGAGCTGTTACACTTATATTATTAGCGAACGCTGTCTTAAGATAAGATACTCTATCCTTACGAGCAAGAATTCCATCTCCTATCTCTTCTTTAGGCGATGTAAAAATATTAGCCACGATTAACTCCTTAGGAGCTCGTCCGATAGTCCCTTAATTGCTTCCAAAGCTTCATCGCTAAATAACGAATCGACTGGTTTATTGTCTATGTAATATTCATAAAGATGAGGTTGTTCTTGCTCCGTAGGGATTTCAAGCCCAAAGTCCTCTCCAAAGTTCTTCATAAGATCCACAGGTCTCATGGCTCCACGAGCGAAGAGAAATTCCGCCACGTCCTTCTCATGAGTTTCCTCTGCTAGATCCAGATCATTAAACGAGAACGTTACATCTTTTACACCGAAGCCAGCGTTAATGATATATACGTTAATCAGCGAAGCCAGACGCTGCTTACGGGGCGCAATTACAGAGTCCCTGTATATCCTATTAGATTCAACGGCAGTTGATCCTCCGAGAGATCCTGTTTCAACTAGACCGATGCGATAGGACGGAACGCCGTGCGCCACTATAATCTCGTCTCTGTTATCCTTACGATAAAGCCTGAACGATGCTTCCTTTATCTCGACTGCCAACGGTTTGAACTCTATGTTAACTTGTGACTCTGGTGTTTGTCCCGGTACCGCCACGAGTAACGGACTATGTGGATTGGCTGCAAGTGTAGCGAGATGACTCTTTATCTGTGAGATAATTGCATACTCAAAGTAAGATGGAGTTTGTTCATCGCCTCCAGTATATTCCTCGCCTATTGTTCCTGAACCGTCGTCCTCGAGCTTTATTCTTTTCTTCTTGCCGAGGTTATAATCACCGGTGATATAGATAGCGTAGGCTGGCACGCCATGGTTCCTGAAGAAGTCTATGTTATAATCACGAAGAGCTCTCATTCCTTCTACAGCGCCGACCGCTGGAATGATGGGAGCAAGACCATAGTAATCAGATCTGTTTGAAGGCCCTGATTCCCAGATCACTTCCGTTGCGCGTTGCGAAGAGTCTAATGAACTTAAAGTATACTCTTTTCCTGTGTCCTTGTCAACGTCCTTCTCATAGCCAAAGCGTTTAAACCAGCGCTCTGTGGTTCCAACCTTTTGCATGTACTTGTTGCCTTCTTTATGTGCGCGGATCGTGTGCGCTGGGATGTGTGCCATTGAATACGGCTTTCCGTTTGGATCCATGAGTTCTCGAACTACTTCCCAACACATATATCCTACTTGCTCAAAGTCTCTTTCGACTTCGACAAGGATAGAGCTGATGGGCTTTCCGTGTCGCGCGTCGTCACTAAAGAACTCTTCAACGTCTTTGTTCTCTCCGGTGAGAGTAAAGCCAAGTCCCGCTACGTCGTTCGACTTCACGTCGCAGCACTTATTATGCCACGTGTTTATCTCAGATAAGCCCATCAACGTTTCAGGATTGTGTATCGGTTGAATCAATCCCTTCTCTGTGTAGTACTGAGCTGTAGCGAAGCGATCAGTAGGTAGCACGTTGCTCTTCGCTCCACTCTTTGAAGCGTAATACTCTAACGCAGTGAAAGGTATCACGTCGTTGCTCTTAGTCGCTATAAAAACAGGATCATTACTCATGCCGCGAAAGCCTCCTGCGCTCCATATCTGGACATCCAAGCTATTGCTTGCGTTGTTGAGTCTACCTGATCAAGGTACGCTGTTTCAGGGAACTCATCAAGCTCTGTAAAATAATCAGCGAGCCACGGAGCGTTGCGAGGAACATGAACGCGTCTCGCTTCGAACCTGCCACTCACTGCGTCGGCCCGTTGAACCTTATCTCTATGTACTGGCACACCGATCAAGGGAAGGCTGGACTCCTTACGAAGTTCATGAAGTAAGTCCCTTCCACTCGCTGCCTTCTCTACAAGTACTGCGTCGGTGTGATGTTTATCATGTAGGGCGACCATGCGTTTCTTGACTTCGGGAAACACTCCGCGAAAGCGAACGACTTCAAGAAGATAGTAATCACCGCCAGTGTCGCCCCACACTGTGCCTACGTTGTAGGCGTTGCGCTCTCCCTTCTCAAACGCTGTATCCCAGGACGCTACGATCCTGGCGAATCGTGGTAACATATCAAGACTAAAGTCTTGTTGTAGCCATTCAATCTTTAAGATAGCTGCTGCCCCTTTAGTTGGCTTCTGTTGAAAGAGGCAGTTGAAAGAATTAGGTCCTATCTCTTCTCTCACATCCCTAAGCATCTTCGCAGTAAACTTCTGCTCCCAAAGAGCTTCACCCGGCTTACGCTTATCAAACTTAGTTGGATCATTATCCATTAAAGCGGGCAGTCGAACGACGACCCAATTCTCTTCAGGCCATTCACGCAACAACCAACCAACGAGATCATCGTGATGCCAGCGAGTCATAGGGATTATAACAGCTCCGTCCGGTGAGAGACGAGTTAACGCTACGTCGCGATACCAGTCCTTTAAAGCCTCGCGATACACGACGCTGTTTGCTTGCTTCCTATCCTTGATCGGATCATCAATGATTAAGATGTCAGCGCCCTTTCCTGTGATACCACCACCGACGCCCGCTGCGTTGAACTCGGAGCCAGTGTTTAAAGCCCATTGCGCTCCTGCTGTTCCTATGTCCTTCGCGAGAGTAACACCGGGAAAGATTCTCTTGAACACAGGACTCTTGATCTGGTTCCTTGCCTTCCTTCCAAAGCCAGTAGCGAGACCAGCAGCGTAGGAACCAACGATCACGTTTAAGCCATGTACTCTCCCCATCGCGTGAGGTGGAAAGCGAACTGTTATCTCTTCTGATTTACCGTGGCGTGGTGGTTCGTTGAAGATGACGCGTTTATGTCCTCCCATAATTACTTCATTGAGAACATCGCCGACGACCCAGTGATGCCAGTTAGGGCGGTAGGGAGGATAGGTCAAGCAAGTATAAGGTACTACATGCCTGCGACCTAATTCCTCAGCAGCTCTTTCACGCATCGTCCGACGGCTCATCGTCATCCCTCAACATTGAATTTAATTGATCGTTAGTATAAAGACTTAACTCGCCGCTCTCATCGACTGAGTGCAACGTTCCGATTAACTCCTGTTCTAAATCATGCATCTCACGAAGCTGGCTTATCAGCGTCACGGGCATCGCTTGAGGACTCAGCGTTTGAAGGCGCGTAAGGAGTTTATGCTTGAATGTTTGTGCGGTGAGCAATGTCTTCGTTAACGACTCACTAATGTTCAAGTTTACCTTGTCCAGCACGGTATCATAAATCTCGTCGAGCCTTCTATCCCAGTCATCTTCCTTCTTGTAACGCTTAACAGTATTCTCGTGACAACCTATCTCTTTCCCGATCTCCTTAAGACTTAAGCCTTCTGCGTAAAGTTTAAAACCTTCAACTCTAGACTCTACGCTTACCCGATTGCCACTATTTCCTTTTCTGTAACTTCGCTTTGCCATAATTATGAATATAATATAAAGGTATATTATGTCTATTATAACATATTGATTTCCGTTTGTAAATAAAATAAACTTGACGATTTACGTTTTGTTAAAATAAGTGCATTTAGTTCTCTATACTGATTATGTATATTCTAGAATGGCTTCAAAACGTCATAGGTAAATGTTAAAATAAGTACATTTAGTCTCGGCTACCCTTACACACGGAAACACTTTTCATAGGAAATATGCTCAGGACCCTGGCTCAAGTGCACTTATTTTAACAAATGGGGGGGTACGTTTTGATACAAATTTTCAGTATACTTGTTTAGTATAGAGAACTAAATGCACTTATTTTAACAAAACGTAATTCTAACGTCATTATTTAACACAATCCTTACGCGCTTCACCTAACGTCGTGTTTATTTTGTTTACAAGATGAATTCTATATGGTATAATATACCTTAGAATAATATTAGGAGGAAAATTAGAACTTGCCGAAATTCACTTTATCCCTTTTAGACTCGTCTGGCTTTGGCTTAACCATCGGGCGATGTGACAAGACAGAGTTTCAGGATATCTTAAGACGCGTTCGTGCTTTCCCTGAACGTCGTTGGCTGGCCGAGCATAAGGTATGGCGTATCCCTACGAGCCCTGCAAACATAGAGTACTTAAAGACTGAGTTTGATATTGAAGAATGGGACGCAGATCCTGAAGCAAGAACAGTCTTAAACTATGAAGAGCTCAATGAACAACGTCAGGCTAAGAAACAAACTCACCGATGGGATTATATCTTTAAAGATGAAGTCCCTGACATAACTTACTCCAGATCAATAACGACTCCCTACAATCATCAGATCGTTGCGCTTGATGCTCTCCATAACACTGAGTATTTTGGTCTTCTCATGGAGATGGGAACTGGCAAGACTAAGGTGATCGTCGATGAGTGCTTTTGGCAGGCGCATGATCGAATGGGTGATCCTCCTTTTAAAGTCTTAATTGTTTGTCCGATGTCAATCATGGGCGTTTGGATGCGAGAGTTTAAAAAGCATAGGGATCCCGACATCACTTACTTTATCACTAAGGTATGGACACAGCACAGAGGAATGCAAAATCTTATAGACGGGGCGAAAGCAGAGGTTCCGCTGAAGGTGTTCATTACTTCTATTGATCGCGTCAAGTCGATGCTTGAGCCACTAAAGACAATGAACTTTGATCTATGTGTCTTGGACGAATCCACTCGCATTAAGAATCCACGAGCACAGAGAACGAAGGCGTGCATTGAACTAGCGCAGGCATGTAAGAGAAGAGCTATCCTTACCGGTGCTCCTTTAGTAAATAACATCCTTGATCTTTGGGCTCAGTTCGAGTTTCTTAAGCCAGCGTCTCTGGGCTATGAGTCATTTTATAAGTACAGAGATCGCTACTCTCATTTTACTCGATCGGATTCGGGTTACGTAAAGATCCATGGTGCGAGGCGCTTGGATGAGTTGAAGGAAAGAATGGCATCAGCTTCCTTTGTAGTAACTAAGGAACAGTGTTTAGACCTACCTAAGAAAACTCCTGTAACGCACGAAGTTGAGATGAGTGAGAAGCAGAAAGAACTATATGATCAAATGAAAGAAGAGGCCTTGGCTACGCTAGAGTCAACCGAGTCAGAGGCAGTGGCAACTATCGTTCAGCTCTTAAGGCTTAGACAGATCTGCTCTGGCTTCCTCGTTGACGTTGAAGGTAAGACACATCACATCGAAGGAGCGACCACAAAGTTAGATGAGATAGATAGGATCTTCGACGAGATAGGCTGGCATAGTAAGATCATAATATGGGCAGCGTTTAAATATGATCACCATGTTATCAGCAGTCATCTTAGCAAGAAGGGCTTAAACGTTGAGGTGCTTAACGGCGATACGAAAGAGCAGGATAGGGATACCATAGAGGACAGATTCAACGAAGGAAATCTTCAAGTCATCGTCGGTGAGCCAGGGACCGGTGGTCTCGGCTTAACGCTAATTGGAAACGCAGAGAACCGCTGTCACATAGTTATCTACTACTCTAGCGATTACGCGTTGGAGAAACGAATACAGAGCGAGGATCGTTGTCATCGGATAGGACAGGATAGGCCGGTGACGTACATTGATATATGTTGTGAGAACTCGATTGATTATCGTATCGCCGAGGCCTTACAAAATAAGCGTGATCTGTCCGAGTACGTTAAGGACATGTCAACAATCAAGGAGCTATTACTATGAAGAAATTACTTGTCGTTGTGTTGTTAGTTCTCATACCTCTGGTAGCGCAGCCAGCTTCCAAGTATGAGCCCCGTGTAGATTTAGATATCTACTTCAACCCAGTCTACCAAGATGAGTGGGCTGGATACCTAACCTTCTCCCCTATGTATTTCCAGATAGATGAGTACACAACCTGTGAGTTCATCTTTACTGCTGGACACACAGGACTGGATCCGCGTTCGTTCCTCGGTGGAGGCTTTCGCGTCACTTGGAGCATGAGATGAAAAGATATTGCTTAGGTTTTCTGTTCGACTTTCCTAAAAAGAAGGTCACGTTAATTCATAAGCTACATCCTAAGTGGCAGGCGGGAAGGTGGAACGGAATAGGCGGGAAGTTAAAGGAAAGCGAGACAGCACAAGAAGGCATGGTTCGTGAGTTTGAAGAGGAGACCGGAGTAGCTACTCGGATCAATGATTGGAAACAATTTGCTGCGATGACCGATGAAGCGTCGTGGCGTTGCAACTGTTTCGTAGCTTGTGACACTGTGTATCAAGGAAAGGTAGCTCATGTGGAAGAAGAGGAGCCCGGAATATTTAATGTTAAGGAGCTTCCTCATGTGATTGAGAATGTCCCTATCTTAATTCAACTTGCTCTTCTCTATCCATCACCACGCTTTACCTATTTTCATTACAATAATCCAAAGCTCATAGGAACTGATGATGAGCGCTTGGAAACCCTGGAACAAGAGCTCAAGATTCTTAAAGACAAGGTCCACGACATCGACAACACGCTCGACGATCTAATTCCTCCCGTTGAAGAAAACTTAGGGATCAGCGTATATAGGGCTCCTCCGACATGGTCTAAAGAAGAGTATGAGAAACAACTTAAAAAATTAGGTTGTCAAAGCTTCAAAGATATGTTCATGGGAAATCCTCCCGTAGACACTGATCCACCTATGGGTAAATCTGTCGCAGTTCAAACAGAACGACAAAGACAAAAGATGATTTCTTTTGGGGAGAGATATGGAAGCTCTCACTTCGGCGTTGATCCAGCTAAGAAGGACGATGACAATGATTAAAGGATTCGAGCACGCCATAAGCTTAGCTTTTTGGCTCCAGCTTATGGAATATCAAACTAAACTTTTAGAATCTGCTAAAGAGCAGATCGATGAGCTCAATGAGGAACGCTCAACTCTTATTACGCGTATCGCTAAAAGCCTTTGGCTTAGAGGTGGATAAAGAAGATGACCATCCCTATAGGTTGTCTTATATGTTTAGGGTAGGAGTGTCCCAACATTTTTTAGCTAATTACGGAGGCGATGTAGCGGAGATCATTAAACAATGTATCATGGAGCAGTTCTCCTACAACGCTTCAACTATGAAATTTGAGTTTGATCACACGATGATCGTGTACGCCGACGAGATGGCGGCAGCGTTAACCAACGACAACCTTAAACGAGCAATGGAGCTTGCAAATGAGTACCAGCGAGAGAGAAAAATTAGATAAGTACATGAAGCGTGAACCCAAGGAAGAAGGTGGTTTCCTTATATACACGTTTTCATGCTGGCGGCACGCCTCGTCAGCCGTACACGTCATTAATGAAAATTACAAAACTTATCACGCGACGCGCTACGGGCGTCAGTGTGTAGTAAGGGAGATTGAAGATGAGAATGGAAGTTAAAAGAAAAAGCATTGAAATTCATTGTGAAAATGAACAAGACATCGCGTACTTCAAAGGAACGCTAGGCCTCGGATTTAAAGAGGATGGAAACACTGTAGAGCTCGAAGCGAAAGCTGAGATGAAGTATGATGATTGGACAGAACACTCTCATCCTGAGCTCGGTGTCCTGGTCATCTCGAGGAAAGACTAATGGCCTGTGAACATTGCGGGAAAGATTTAATGAGATCTTATGATGGAGAAACCATAAGATTTATAGGAAAGCATGGGCACATTATTCTCGGCCGCAAATGGCTTATTAATAGAAATTCGGTAGAGTGGTGTGACATTGATTGCTTTAACGATTGGATAGGGGAGTATTTAGATGAGCAAAGTGTGGATAGTGAGTAACAGCGGACACGATTACGAGGACGCGAAGAAGTTCGGTGAGGTGGATTTCCTTTTTCCTCAACGACAGTACCCGTTCGGCCGGTTCGATGTCTTAGAAGAAGAGTTTGATAAGCGTAACGTTCAAGAGAATGATTACCTCTTACTCTCTGGACCCGTGTTGATAAACGCAGTAGCCGTGACGTGTTGCATGATGAAGTTTGGCTTTGCCAACTTGTTAGTGTTTGACGCAAGGAAGCAGACCTATGTCGAAAAAGTGTACCAAAGCAACGTGGCGTGAACGCTGTAGGAGTTGTCAAGACTTAGAGATAAGTCCTAACTACTATTGTCATAAACATAGGAGGTTATTATATGTCCCTGCAACAAGCAAAAAAGAACTTCGAGAAAATAGAAGAAGCGACAAATGAGCTGGTATCCTACTTTGAGGAGATAACTCAAGTAGCTGGTGGTCTGTCAATTGAAGAGCTCGCTGAGTGGAAGCTTTTGTTTAAGAGAACCAGAGAGCATTTTAAAACTTACAAGAGCAAGTTTGGTGGCTTTAACCAAAAGCTTGACTTCCCGTTCGTCGATAAGATGATCGATGAGCAAAGAGAGAACATCGAGGTTGACGGCACGAGACTTTATCCAGGCATGACAGGGTTCTTCGACGTGGAAAAAGGAAATGATATACCGGAGGAATTTCAAAAGGTAGAGGTGGATAAGACAAAGCTTAAAAAGCATTGTGAAAAGCTTTTGGAAAGTGGTAAGCCTCTCCCTACTTGGGTCAAGAAGCATTTACAACCAGAGGTTCGCACTAGGAAAATGAGCAACCGCAATGGCGGATGAACAAGGAGAAATAAACAATGGGAAAAATGAAAAAGAAAGATGAGCAAGGTATAGTACCAAAGCACATCGAACAAGGCCAAGAGGGAATGGAGAACGTCGAACAAAGCGATCTCATAATCCCTCGACTCGTGATCATGCAGGCGCTGAGTCCGCTTGTTGAAAACGGGGAGAAGAAACCAGGAGAGATAGTAAACTCTCTCACTGGTGAAACGTGGATAGGTTTAGAGGAGCAAAAGAACTTTATTCCTGTTTACCACTTTAAAGAATGGATACACTGGGGCGATCGTGATTCTAACGAAGGTATTTTAGATCGATCATTGGATCCTGAAAGCGACCTGGCTATCAGCGTGAAGCGTGGCGAAAAGAACGAGAAGGGGAAGATGAAGATAACTGAGTACCATAACTTTATCGCCGTCTTTCCTGAGCACGGAATTCATCAACCTGTGATAGTTCCCTGCTGTCGCTCAAATCACAAGCACGGTAGAGCGCTGATTGGCCTGGCCAAGTATCGCGGTAGTCATCCTCTTTACGCGGGTGTCTACAACATAGGAACTCAAAAGGAAGAAAACCAGCAAGGACAAAAGTACTTTGCCTTCCAGTTCGAGAACGACGGATGGGTTCCTGAAAATCAATACGAAGAGGTCAAAGACTTCTATCAGTTGATTAAATCTATGGCGTGGAAAGACGCTGGTCCTGTGGAGGAAGTGGATACCGCTCCGGTGTCTGACGAACTCTAATGAAGAACTGCGCCATAGGTGGTTGCTCAAAACGGAGCAGAACTAACTGCCCCATGTGTGCGCATTGGACTCCCTCGAGGGGCTCGCGCTACTATAAGTGTGGACAGTATTACCTTACGAGGATAACGTGCGACAACGAATCCTGCGAGGGCTGTCAGTGGTACGAGGTTCCCATAGGGGATGGAAGACCAAACCTCTCTGGCGTCGACTGGGACGATCCAGAGGATAGAAAAAGATACTTTAGAAGGTATCAAAGAAGGAGACGATCAGATGACTAAATCAGAAGCAATAGAGTACTTGGAAAAGATAGAAGAAGATGAACCCGTGTTTATCTTAAGGGGACAGGACAAGGTAGCGCCGGAAGCGATATCCCTATGGGTTTGCAAAGCTGGCATGATGAACGCGAAACCGGAAAAGCTCAAGGGAGCGATGGATGTGCGCGTACAGATGCTGGACTGGCAGGCACAAAACTTATGCAAGGTTCCGGACTAAAATGCCGCCACCTGCCCGGTAAAGCTATCAACAAGAAGAGATGGATTTACCGATGTAAGAAGTGTAAACAGATCTTTATTGATCATCCGCTAACGAGGATAAAATGACTTTACAATATGACGAAATTATTGCAACTACAAAGAAGGCTGTGCTCTATCGCTTTGACGACGAGGAACATTGGATTCCCGAGTCACAGATCATCGATCGCGATCCAGAGTACTGTACGGTAGAGGTAGAAGACTGGCTCGTGGAAAAGAAAGGCTTAGAAGCTTATGAAGTTTAGTATAGAAGTAGATGATAAGTTTTCTCCAATTGCCGAGGCTCTTATCAAGAGATTAAACTTATTTACTATTCCTCCTTTTTATATAATGGTCTATGATTATACTTTAGTTAGATCGTTAGGAGAAGAAAGAATAGCTTTAGTAAACGACGTCCTCTATAAGGTAGAAATATGATCTCAGATCTTGAAAAGTGGCTTGATAAGTTCGCCGTTGATGTGGAAGAAAACAGCGACGAGTGGTACACCGTGCTCTGTCCGTTTCACGAGGACACTCATCCTTCTGGCTTCATCAATAAAGAGAGTCAGAGGTTTCATTGTAAAACTTGTGGAGCAAAAGGAGACGCGTATGAATTCTTTTCTCGTATCATAGGGGCTCCACGTAAGGACGTGATTAAACTCATCAGTGGTAATGATAAGGTTCTCCCACAGGATAAGATCTATAAGCTACACGAGACACTTTTAAAGAACAAAAAGATCTTAACGACGTTGCAAGACGAGAAGGGGATCAATGCTGAGACCGTGATCAAGTATCAGCTGGGATGGGATAAAACTAGAGTCACGATCCCTATCTACGACACTACACATGACGTTGTAAATATTCGCAAGTGGTCTCCGACCAAGCATAAGTTTAAGATCATAAATCAAACTGGGTTCGGTGGAGCAAGACTTTATCCTATCGCAGCGTTAGATCATTCTACCATCATCATCACAGAAGGAGAGCTCAAAGCTTTACTACTTCAACAGCTCGGGTTCTCTAACGCGTTGGCTCCGACCGGTGGAGCTGGAACATGGCAGAAGGATTGGAACCATCTTTTCAAAGGAAAGATAGTCTACATAATGTACGACATTGATAAGGCAGGAAAGGCAGGTGCTCAAAGAGTAGCGAGCGCGTTACATAGCGTAGCGACCAGCGTAAGGATAGTCAACTTGCCTATGAACATCAAGGAATTCCCTACTGGTGATATCACAGATTTTGTGGTGGAGCTTGGACACGGCAAGAAGGACGTTGATGAGCTCATTGATAAAGCTGGTGAGTGGGAACCCGTTGAAGTTTACTCACTGGACGTAGAGGACGAGGAGCCGATCAACTGTACGCTGGCTGAGTCTTCTGATGCTAAGTACTTTTTCAAGTCCATTCGAACACAGGTGGTAGCATCAGCAAAGGACGTAGCACCCTACATAGTTCCTACGGAGCTTCAAATTACGTGTATGAAGGATAAGGATTATTGTGGACTTTGTCCTGTAAATAATACATCTGATTTTAAAACAAAGGTTGTGATTTCAGATAAACATCCTATCTTGCTCGAGCTCATTGACATAAGGGTAGACGACGTAAGGAAGGTTCTTAAAAAGGTAGCAAGGATACCTCGGCCTTGTGAAGAGTTCACGATTGAAATTGAGAAGACGAGGAACGTAGAAGAGGTAAGGTTAATCCCACAGCTGTCTATCGGATCGACCGATGACACGCATGTTGTTCGCCGTGCGTTTTACGTGGGCAATGACATGGAGTCCAACGTGACTTACGAGATAGAAGCTCGAGTGTTGCCAGAGCCAAAAACGCAGTACGCCACGCTGCTAATCTATCACGCCAAGCCATCGGTGGACTCCTTGTCAGTGTTCAAGTTAGAACGAGACTTAAGTATCTTTCAGCCAGAGCGTTGGACAATGGAAAGCGTCGAAGAAAAGTTGAATGATATCTATGGAGATTTATCTGCTAACGTGACACGAATATATGAAAGACAACCGCTTCATCTCGTACTTGATTTAGCTTATCACTCTGTTCTTTACCTCCGTTTTCAAGATCAGATGATCAAGGGATGGGTTGAAGCTTTAATCTTGGGAGACAGCGGACAAGGTAAATCTGAAACGACCTCAAAATTGAAGGACTTCTACGGGCTCGGTGAAAAGATCGATGCTAAAGGTGCGAGCGTGGCAGGGCTCGTAGGAGGACTTCAGGAAACGGGTAAACGCTGGTTCGTATCGTGGGGTGTTATTACGCTCAACGATCGAAGGCTTGTTATATTGGAAGAAGTGAAAGGACTTGCTCCAGAGGTTATATCTAAGTTGACAGAGGTTAGATCCTCTGGTATCGCTGAAGTTAGTAAAGTGGAAAAAGCTCGAACGAATGCTCGTACTCGGCTCGTGTGGATCTCTAACCCACGATCGGACCGGCGCTTACTATCTTATAACTTTGGAGTGGAAGCAATTAAAGAGCTCATCGGAACGTTGGAAGATGTTCGTCGCTTTGACATAGCGATCATTGTAACCAGTGGAGAGGTTAACCGAAAGGTAATAAACATCTCAGAAAAGGATAGGCCAAAGCATAAGCACAAATATAAAAGCGAGCTTTGTAGGGATCTTATCTTATGGGCATGGTCAAGAAACATTGATCAAGTCAAGTTCGAAGATGAGGCAGTACAAGCCATCTTGGATGAAGCCTCCCTTCTGGGAAAGAAGTACGTTTCCAATATCCCACTTATCGAAGCAGCGGATCAACGATTGAAGCTGGCTAGGTTAGCCACGGCTCTAGCAGTACGTACGTATAGCTGCGAAGGAGACGCCGTCTTAGTACGTCCGTGCCACGTAGAGTATGTTTCCTATTTTCTTGATTACATCTACTCTAGGAACTCGTTTGGCTACGCAGACTACTCTCGCATGGTTAAAACAGAGAACGAGCTTCGTGATCCTAAGGAAGTAAGACAGAGGATTGAATCTATTCCCTACGCTAAGGACGTTGTACAGTCTATGTTGGACTCTACAAACTTCACAGCGTTCGACGTGAGCGATTGGACTGAGTTTGCTTTAGAAGAGGCTCGGGGCCTAACTGGTTTTCTGGTTAGAAAGAACGCGATAAAAAGAGTGCGTAGGGGATACATGAAAACTTCTCCATTTATCGTACTACTAAAAGAACTTCTTAACACAGGAAACTTAAAGAATGAAGCTCGGAATGAGGAGGACGAAGAGATATGAGGTCATGTGTAATTTGCAAAGATTTTTATGATTGCATAAAGTGCAAGACTAAAAGGGATAGCGCTTTGCAGACTTATAAAGCCACGGACCTAAATAAACAGTATCGAAAGACAGCAGATAACTGTGGCAACTACAAACAACTGGAGTATCATTATGAACTGTGAACTTTGGAGAGAAAAGTGCGGTCCTTGCATGCATTTGCTTTGTGGGCATGAAGACGTCGACTGGCCTTGCGATCTTGAAAATAATCCAGATCCTTGTGACGCGTACACAGCGCGTTGCATAGGCTGTGCAAACTTAGAGGACGAAAGAGGAGAGGAATTCTTTATCTATCATTGTAGATATCCCGCTTCAACGAACAAGTGGGTTGAAGTAGTGAGAGGAGAAGATATCGAGGAAGCATTGAAAGTATGGCGTTGTCCGTTGCAACCGATGGGAGAACAGAAATGAGTAGATATATCTTAGGAACTGGAATTAACGCGTTGATCTTTGCCTACTACAATCCTGACTTTAAGATCATAGACCCGCTGAACGATAGTCTAAAGCCGATGCCCAAGATCATGGATCACGTTGTAACGCTACACGATACAACGGAAACCAGAGAGCTTTTAAAAGATATAGGATGGGATTCATTACCAGCTCATCTCCCTATCAAATATTTCTTCAACGGTAAGTACTATCCCTATATGCCCGAGCCTGTTGTCTCCGACTACGTTCAAAAGAAGATGGGAGGTAGGGAAGATCTTATGGATAGGGATAGAACTCTTAGTGTTCCCGGAGATACTTTTAATTTCTTGGAAAATAAAATTACAGATATCTATGAACGTTTAATGGAGGACGTCGTAGTTCATCATGATGAGTTGTTGAGCATCACACCTGAGTACATCAAGCTCAATAAGGAAGGGAGGTTAAGATATGAATTTATTGTATCAACTATTCCAGCTAACTTTTTCTGGAATTACTGGCAGGGGAGGAAGCCTGAAGCCCTGGATCTTAAATATGGCGGAGCTACATTTAAGGTGTGCGATAATGCACCAGAGCAGAACACTGATAAGTTTGCATTCGCCTACTTCGCTGATGCCCGTCCCTACCATAGGGTGTTTGGCCTGCGAGATAAGTATGTCTATGAGTATTCGGGAAAATATGACATCCCGAATGCCTCCTATCTTCCCGTGTCCTACATCAAGACAGATAAGCATAACATCCCACCTGATAGGATCCTCTTTTGTGGTAGACATGCCACGTGGAGACACTGGTGGAAAATCCAGGATACTATTCGATTGTCCCGCTCTCGTTTTACTTGGGAAAGCATGTGGAACAGACAAGCCTTCTTCCAGACAAACTTCTCAGATCTCAATAGGGACACTGGGGAGCTTACAGAAGATACTATATACTACATTACCTGCTTAACCGGAGAGCTTCATGAAATGCTTCAGGAGCTTAATTGGAAAAAGTGGAAACCTGGGGATAAGCCTGATCGAGCTAAGGTACTAACTGAGTACATAGACGCAGTTAAGTTTTTAATGGCTATCGGAGCCATCTGGGATTTTGATCCTGAAGAAATACATAGAGAATTTATTCGGAAGTCAAATGAGGTGGAGGAAAAGTATTATGATCGAGATGCATCTGACTAGTATCTTTGCCGGATTTTGCTTAGGCTTTATCACCGGTATCGGAGCGACGTTTGTATTAATGGTCTTAATAGATTTACAAATCAAAAAAGGAGGAAACTAATGTTTAATTCATTCTTTGGCGAAATGCCTAAGACAAAATTCACGCCGTTGTATCGACCGAGGATTGTGGTCGAATGCCCTAACATGGATGAGATGATTCCTCGTCTTAAAAAGGTGATCGGAGCAACCTGGGCGGAGGACATTAACGAAGCGTTTGTTTTGGGAAAAGAAGAAAAGCTTTTCAAGGGAACCGCGTTGTGGCAAGGACTTGAATATCTGCAGTTCTTCATCACGATTGAAAACGTGTCAAGGGTTTTCACTCATCAACTCGTAAGGATGAGGATCGGAGCGACGTACAGTCAGCAGTGTTCCGGGGATTCCGATTGGAGACATCATGATGTTCTCTATCCACCTTCCCTATCTGCAGAAAAGTTCGAAGAGTATTGTAGACGCGCTTTGCAAAATAAGATGGACTACGCCAGAATGATCGATGAAGGATACTCAGTACAGGAAGCTCGCTACATGATGCAGCAAAACTACTCAACCTTCATCATGATGAATATCAACATGGCTGCGCTGGCGCCGTTCATTAAGAAACGCATGTGTCCTCAGACACAGTGCTGGGAGATGATCACGGTGGTCAGAGAGATTCGTAGACAAATCTTAAATCTGCGACCGATATTTACTCCTATGCTTGAAGATGAATGCAGGAAAGGAGCTTGTTTCTGGGCACGCTCTATTCAAGCTAATGATCCCGAAGCACACACGAACCTCTATAAAGAGGATGGAACTCATATGCTTAAAGGAGCCATGACGGGAATGTATCAACAAGTTAAAAGCGTTTATCCAAAAACACATCAGGAAATGATTCATAAAGAAGGCTATGGCGATCATTACTACATCGGTGCAACGAGGACAGATCCATGGGATTAGCAAATGATTATTGGTCGAGGAACGCCCGGCGAGCTCTGGGCGTAGAGGTACGCGGAGTACAGTACTTAGAACTCCGCAAGACAGGAATTCACGTCTTGATAAATGTTCAAGCCCGTGAACCAAACATGGAAAAGGTTGAACACGCTATCATAGAAGAGTGGGGAATAGAAACACTAGGAGCCCTCCTACGTGCAAGAGAACTTATGCTTACCGAGCGCACACGTAGGGATATGATCATTCCCTGCCACGATACACAGGATCCTACGATCCCGTTATCATGTGTTTCATTACTTCACGTGCTTATGCAACCAGAAGAAAGACTAAAGTCTAACTGGCAGTTCCAACTAAACGTGTATGCCAGATCAATTCACGTTGATAAGTTTGAAAAAGACTTAGAGCTTCTTAAGGACGTGGTAGCGTGGTTGTTGGAGCCGTATGAAGAATTTTACTGGGAAGACTATGACCCAGTGATCAGCATGCATATCGCTTCATATCACAAGGAGCTGGCACGATGAAATCTGTTGGCGCTAACATATGGGAAGCTATTGTATACATGTGCTTTGCTATATTAATAGTGTATCTCGTCATCACGCACATGAAAACAAAAGAACTCGAACGTCGCATATTTATTTTAGAGGACAGCGCATGCGTAACTCATGCAACGTTTGAAGCTCACGACATAGAGGAGGTAAGCTATGATTATTGTAGAAGGGCCCAATAAATGTGGCAAGACAACTCTAGCGAAAGAGTTCAAAGATTATAAGTCTCTTTACATTAGAGCTTATGATAAGGACAACGGGGATGAACTCTGGTATTCGAGCTTAACTCAGGTTGAAAAGTTTAAGCAGGTGATCGTTGATCGTTGCTGGCTAACGGAAGCAATTTATCATAAGATATGTCGCCTTCGTCTTGATCAACTGTATTATCTTTCCCTACTAACTGAGGCCCGATCTGGGTTAATGCTGATACTTCTTCCTCCTATGATAGAATTAGCACGCAGGGGAGGGAAACTTTATGAGAAGCCTGATGGTTCTGACTTTCCTTTAGCAGAACTTTGGAATCGGTACAACTTGCTCCAACGTAACAGGCTCTTCATCAAAACGATCGACGGTTACAAGGTAAGACTTGATCATCTCCTTCCTTCAAAGACAATGTTCTTTACGAAGAATGGAGTATTCAGACCTTCACAGATTCGCACGCTTGCTAGAACTCTTTCCAAAGAGAGAGAATTATATCGAACGGGTGGATGGTGCGGAGTAGGGAGTATGAATCCCAAAATTCTTTTAATGGCTGATAAAGTAAATCCTAATGTATCTAAAGATATTCATCATCCACCATTGCTTCCTGCACATCAAAGTCATGCAGGTGCTTACCTCATGAGAGTGCTCTATCATAGTGGAATAGATCTTAGGCTTATACACATTCATAACGCGTATAAGCCTAGCGGGAGGCCTTATCGTCGTTCATTAATTCAGATCCTTGACCCAGATATTATGATAGCTTTGGGCAAGGTAGGAAAGGGAGCTCTTAAAAGCTACTATAATCAGGAAGATATAGGGGAGATCCCTCATCCGCAGTACTTAAGAAGATTTAAAACTGGACAAGAAGAAACCTACGGAGAGATGTTACGTGACAACATTAAATACCACGGCGGACTTGCCAAACATTTCACCAGACGAAACGCTAGTAGTTGATATAGAATCAACCTCGTTTGACGACAAGGTGAAAGGACTAAATCCTTTCCAAGGGCATCGTATCGCTGGAGTAGCGATAGGAACTAAGGACGCCTCTAAACAGTGGTACATGCCCTTACGTCATTCGTCTGGAGTTCTCAATGACTCGAAGAACTTTCCCTTTGAGCAAGGAATAAAGTGGCTCCAAGACACGTTGGGAAATGGCAGGGATATCATCAATCATAATATCAAGTTCGATATGCGTTTCCTTTGGCACGATGGGATAGAGTTTAAAGGACGCTGTATTGATACGATGGTATTAGGACGACTGGTGCACAATGATCTATTTGGATACGCTCCCTACTCTCTTGACTCATTAGGACATAGATATCTTGGCGAAAAGAAACTTGATGAAGCAAAGGCCTACACTAAATCTATCAAGACAAAAGACTATGGTAGAATCCCAGTAGGATTGATGACGCGCTACGCAGAGAAGGACGTTGAACTTACTGCAAGACTACTTAAAAAATTAGAGAGCTTACTCCCAAGTTTTTCATCTGAGATATGGGACACTGAACAACGATTAACTTACTGGATTTGGAAAGCTGAGATGAAAGGGATGGGAGTTGATTGGAAGAAATTAAAGCAAACCTATATTACGAACATCGAACGTATGTTAGAACTTTCAAATCAAATCTTTGATATCGTTGGCCACAAGTTTGATCTAGGAAAAGAAGCTGAGATGACTAAGGTTTTGATGGGGGAATTAGGATTAGTTCCTAAGTCGTATACAGAAAAGACACATAAACCACAATGGAATAAGATGGCCTTTGAGACTATGGATCACCCGATAGGGAAACCCATGGCAGAGTTCAACTCCCTGGAACATTATGTAAATACTTACTGCAAAGGATGGCTAGATAGAAAAGGAGACGACGGTCGTTTGCATTCAGACTTTAGACAAGCTGGAACAAACACTGGTCGCTGGTCTTCTCAAAATCCTAACTTACAAAACATGTCTCCGGAAGCTGAGGTACACGCTGAATCAGAAGAAGATAATGTTATCGTAGCAGCTGACTATTCACAGATGGAGTATAGAATCTTTGGACACTACACAAAATCAGATAGCATCCTAGGCGAGTACTCTAAGAATCCCTACATGGATTTCCACGGTCACCTGGCAGGAATGCTTGGAGTGGATAGACAGTTTGCAAAGCAAATGAACTTTAGTTTTATCTACGGGATGGGCAAAAAGAAATTGATAACTAACATCGCTGGTCTTCTTGCTTTGAAAGGAGCAGAGGATGAGACGATGCGCGAACAAATGAGAACTTATCTAACTGGTGGTGGTGGAGCCACTGCGGAACGTGCAAAGCAATTGAATACTCAAGAGACAAGAATCTTGGCTAATAAAATATTTAATGACTATCATCGAAGATTTCCGGAAATCAAAAAGTTTTCCAATCAAGTAAGCCATGCTATAAAACGTAGGGGTTGGATTAAGAATTTTTACGGCAGGCGTTACGTGTTCGAACCAGGTTCGCCTCAGCATCAAGCTGTAAATTACATCGTACAAGGCTCAGCAGCTGATTGTTGTAAAACCGCGATACTATCTTTGCATGAAAAATTACAATCTAAATATCCTGACGTTAGCTTTATTGGGCAGGTTCATGACTCTGTAATCTTAGAATGTCCCAAGGATCAATATGAAGAGTTCGTGATCGACATGATTCCGGTTCTTGAGGAAGCTCCGTTCAGAGTACCGATGTTAGTGGACGTTAAAATAAGCGATAGATATTTAGCACAGGCAGTTGAAATTGAAGATCGTTTAGAGCTTGTTGGAGAAGATAAATTTCGGCAATCCCTACGGAATGCTCGCGAAGCTTCCAAGACCGCTAAAACGAGAGGCTGGGCATCGTAAATCGCCCATTTTTACATTTTGATTTGAAGGCTCAAAAATAAATGCAACTTTTTTGAAATTTTATTTATCAATGAAATCAATAGGTTATCTGGATTTCAGAGCGACAGATCAAAATAAAAGTTTACAAATACTAGAAACGTGGTATATTTGTCTTAGTTCATTGATAAGAAGAAATCGCCAAAGAAAAGCCACGGTCTGGGGTAAAATCCTGGGCAGGTAGGGAGAGGTCAGATAGCCCGAAAGCTGGTCCCGCCCGAAGAGGTTGTTGGCGATGAAATAGCCCGAGAGAAATTTCTCGGCAAATTCTTTGAAAATTAGTAGATTTATCCCGGTAGCTTATTGAGGCTATTTGGGATTTCTGCGCTTGTTGAAATCCTCAGATTTCTGGGGATAAGGTAAGGGATGAGCTCCTTGCCTCTGATGAAACAGCTCGCACAGGAGATATCAGATGATTTACCACGTAACAGGAATTAGGGCCGACGGAACAAGGATAAAGAGAACCGCCACGAACATCGGAGAAGCGAGACGCTACCGTCACTGGATGTTAACCAATTCACATAACGATCCGCTGAACATCGAAGGCAGGAAGGTTGTGAAGGTTTATTGGAAGAAGGATTACAGAATAGCTTCACTGAACCAGGTCGAAGCTGCTGAGGCGGTGATGGGATGAAATGGAGAAAGAAAATAGTGGCAGGAGAACCCATTTGGATATCAAAAAATAAACGATGGGAAATAACTATCACAATGAACAAAACGTATCGGTTGTGGGATACCAAGAACCTTGATGATGCTATGTTCGCGAAGCAAATTAAACTATGTAAATTGAAAGCTCAATTAATAGAGCTCGATGAGGAGCTAAATTCTCCTGGAATGATAAAACAAAATCTTCTCGACGCAATCAAATCAGCAGATCAAGAAATAACTAATCTTCAACTTCAATCTGAAAATATATCACAGAGAATCGAAGATCTAGTTAAAAAGAAAATAACGCTCATAGAAGAGCTCGAGGAACTTTAAAGTGAAACCCGGTTCGCCGGGTACGGGACAGGGATGGGCTCCACCCGCTGATGATCTAGCCCTAATACAAAATCACTTTACTAGGAGGTAAAGAACAATGGCAAAAAAGAAAGAAGACAAAAAAGAAATGAGCGCTGCGGAAGCAAAGAAATCAGTAGATAAAATTACTGATGAACAGCAAGCTGTCGTCGATTCGGCGATGGAGGATGTCAAGGGAGCTATGAAGCTCTTTGAAGCAGCCAGTGAGAAACTCGGCGCTGTGAAACAGCCCCACGCAAAGGTCACGAAAGAGAAGAAATACTGCGACTCGAAAGCAGCGGCTCTTGGGACCTACCTCTCCTACCGCGATCCCGAGCTTCGGAAGGTCAAGGAGAAAGAAAACAAGAAAAAGAAGCTCGAGAAAATGGAAGCACAGATGGCCGAACTCAAGAAAGAACTCGGCATCAAGTAATTCTTACTCTGCTCCAGAGCAAAGTTCTGGGGCAGGAATAAGGATTACTTAAAGGAGGTAAGAGATATGAGCTTTCAAGAAGATAAAGAAAAGCTTGAGGCCGATCGTAGATTGGCTCACAGAAATTTCATGTTGATCGAAGCAGAGATTAAAGATGCTCAGGAACAACTTGAGGAATTACATCGGAAGATCCCTGAACTATGGAAACAATCAGAGCGACTGAGAAGCCGCAGGGACCGTTTGGATAAGGAATGGGATAGGAAATACAGCGACGATGAAAAGAACATCAAGAGAGCGAAGCTGGAACGCTTGGAAGCTCAGATAAAAAAGATCAAAGCGGAATTACAATAATAGAGCCCGGAGGGCGATAAACCTTCCGGGCTCGAAGTGTTTATAGCGTCTCAGACGCCGTAGGAGCTGATCTAATCTATTACGATGTATCATATCCGCCGTGCTCATTACGGTGAGCAGGACGGAGCTGATACGCTCCAATACAAATCTAGGAGGTGCCTCATGGCAAAGTCGAAACAAGGAGAAGTGAAGAAAGAGGAAGTTGAAGTAAAGGAGCTTCCGGAAATTAGGGACGGGGAGGGAAACCTGTTCAAGCTTAAACGCACAGATTTCCCTAACGGCAAAGAGGGCAACGTCGCGTGGTGTGATTACCAGATTGAGCGCTGGACCGAGAAAAAGGAAAAGGCAATCAAGGCTGGCGATCCACGACAGAAGAAGCTCGACAAGCTTCAGAAGCTCGAGGAGCAGATGGAGCAACTCAAGAAGGAGCTGTCGGAAGACTAACTCGTTGTTCTCCTGTGCCTGAGTGCCCACGTTTAGTGGGTACTCTCCAGAGTAGAACAATAAGGAGGTACTACTATGAAATGGCCAAATAGAAGTGACGTGTTTCTTAGGGCAAAGCCCTACGTCTCTAAAAAAGTTAAAACGCTTCCTCTCTTTGTAGAAGCGAAGCACGATGGTCACAGAATTCTAATTGTAAAAGATGAAGATAAAATTCTTCACGCTTACACAAGAACAGCGGGCATAGATTACTGCAAAGATAAAGCTGGATTTGCTGAAGCCTTGCCAGAGTGGATTAAAAATCTTCCCAAGTTAACTGCAGTAGAAACAGAAATGGAATGGCCTGAACACGAAGCGTCGGATGTCCCTACTGCAGTTAAAGAATTTCCAGAACAACTTGTGTTTATTCCTTTTGCTATGCCCTTTCATAAGGGACAGGACATTAGATGGATGGGCTATATGAGAATGAGAGAATTAATTCAAGAATTTAGCCCACGAATGCCAAAGTATCAAGTATTTGAAAATATTAAACCTCCCGCTTTTTATCTTGAAGCGCAAGCAAAGAAAGCTGGACTTGAAGGATTTATTGTGAAAGAATCTGGATACTCTGGTTGGTGGAAAGCCAAAGTTACTCATACGATAGATCTTAAGCTCGTTGGCTTTAAGGATGGACAGGGCAAGTATGAAGGAGAGGTTGGAGCAATGGAGATGGCAGACGCTGAAGACGTTCACATCTTCTGCTCAGGAATGACGGATGAGATACGCTTCTCCCTATCCGACAAAGATCTAGGTCGTCTCGCTGAGATAAAACATAACGGCGTGACCAGTGGTGGTAAGTTAAGACACCCGAGGTTCGTACGGTGGCGAGATGATAAGGAGGAAGTCGATGTCATCCAAAGAAACAAAGTTTAGCAATGAGCTCCGCGACTACTTAAAAAAGAATGGAGCCATCTCTCAAAAGATGCACGGCAATTTGTTCCAAGAGGGAGTGCCAGATCTATTGGTAGGAACTCCAGATGGACAAATAATTCTCATTGAAAATAAGTGGACTATGTCCTACTCATTAACTATGAAAGAGATCTGGAAAATGCTACGAGTAAGTCAGAAAAGCTTCTTCAAAAGATGGAAGGAATATCCTATTTATGTTTGCGTAGGATCCCCGCGAGGCGTTATCCTTCTTATGGCAGATCACTTTCAAAAGGAGGTGGAAGATGAAAAAGTAGAATGGATGACAATGAGAGATGCTGTAGGACCACTAGTTGGTGACTACGATTAAGACAATAATGGCCCAGGGAGAGGGACAGGTTACTCCCTGGGCCATAGGTTAAACGAGTCCGCCACCAACAGGGCGTCTCGCCTTCCCACCTTTTCCAGCAAGTTGAGCTAAGAATTTAAGCCACTTGTTCACGCGTTCGAGCTTATCACCTATCACGCCAAACTTTTTCAAGAAGTCTTCAGTTAAGAATGGCATCATAATTCGAATTGTGATTTCAGTAAGCGTAGACAAGCCAGAGAGCACGGTAGGGATTTCCTTTAACGTGATCTTGTTATCATCGTTTAACGTGCTCATGATCTGGTTCCAAGCTTCTGTGATGTTGTCCAGCTCTTTTTCAAGAGCTTCGTTAAACATTTTCAGTACACCGATCACAGCTGTAATGATGATCCCTACCTTTGGATCCACCTTGGCCGCTGATAACACGCCCATGATCAGATCCAATATTGTAAGCATTGCTCCCAGTAATACTGGCATCTCTCTCGGCTCCAGCTTTCCGTCTTCGAAAATTTCCTGTAGATCATCCCACGAAGTAGTGAGATCTTTTTCTTCATCCGCCATGATTGTTCCTCCTGTATAATCGAGTATTCCTTCGACGAGAGCCATAGCAATATCATCTCGCTCATCAGCTTCGTCAGTTTTAGCCCGATCCTCTGGATTGCTGATAAACATGCATTCCACGATGACGGCGGGCATCTTTGTTTTTCTTATTACCGTAAACGGACCCCGTCCCGTTGCTGTGTCCGTTTTAACTCCTCGAGGCTTTAAATCGAGTTCTTTGTGCATCACATCGTGAATGCATTGAGCAAGTTTCTTTCCTTCCTTCGAACGCGGACAATAAATAACTTCATGCCCGTGAGCAGATGATCTTTGCGCTGCGTTATAATGAACAGCTACGTAGATATCCGCGTTACGATTATTAGCTATTTGTACGCGTTCGTTGTTAGATACTTTTTGATCTGTTGCTCTTGTAAGGAAGACTTCGTGCCCAGCATCTACTAATAATGCAGCAGCTTTCAAGCTAACATCAAGCGTTAAATCTTCCTCTTCTATTCCTCCACCTACGGCCCCAGGATCGGGACCACCATGTCCTGGATCAATGCAAATTAACATCCTATCCCTCCTTTAGTTGTTCGATCAAATCATCTATCTTACCTACAAGTAATTCTGTAGACTCCACTATATGAAAACCCCAGACGACTGGGCGTTGCTTATCATCCACTAAAGAAAAAATTTTATAAATCTCTCCTGTTTGATATCTACATTGTTCGCAAGGATCTGGTCGACGCTTATCTATTAAATAAGCAATCAATGGCTTTATGACATATTGAAAGGTCATAAAAATAAATATTCCTATCCACCCAAGTTCTGCGAATGATTGTTCCATTTAATAATCTCCTCCCGGTATAACTTTGGACTTTACGTAGTAGTCTATCGTAGGTTGTTTAGTAAAAGTAGGATTGTTAAAATACGCAGAAATTCCATCAGCGTAGGGATTAGTATTTAAACCATACATTCTTATCTGTTCGGATCCTGTAAATGACCCAGATAATGTTATTGATAGCCAAAATTTTGTATCCTTAGGAATAAATTCTTGTATTCCTAAGTAGTTCATAACTACTACATCATTGAAAGTACCACTGGCAGCTGGCACAAATCCTCCATTACCAAAGCCTAATAAATATCCAGTTAAATCTGGAAGATCTGTCCCGTCGTCAGGATATAATCTGAAATAAATTACAGGATATGGGAAAGAGAAACCTTGATAGTCAAACTTAACTTGACAACTTGAGATGTACCCATCTAACTCCATCTTTAATTGTTGCGCAGGCCAATTAGTATTTCTCCAAGTTTTCCATCCCCCAACTGTAGCACTATCATCAGAAATTTCCCAGAAGTAGGGAGGAGAGTAATGTCTTTTAAGCTTGATATCTACTGTGTGCTCTCCTGCCATTTGAACGTTGCGATCTGTTCCATGCACGATGAAAGATTCAGCATCTAATCCCGTCTCATCATCTGTGATTTCAATGACAGTCCCTATTCCGAGATCAAGCATGTCTGGATACACGTTTCTCATACTCATATCAGCGCCGTTGATGCGATTAGAAAATTTTGCAGCTAAAATTAAGTTGACATCATCTGCGTATCCATTAGATGGAACTAGATCATTATTTATTTCTAAGTCTCTCTGCCCATATTTATGCAATGATTCTAAGTTGACTAATTCTCTCCACGCAGCACCATATGTTCGAAAACGATTAGCTACTTTTTTGACATCTTGTTCTATCTTAAACTCAGCTATCTCAGAGCAGTCCCCAGTTTCATAAGAATAGTCAGGAACTGGTAATCCACCTAACCAAAAACTACTCTTGAAATAATAGACTCCATCTGGACCTATAAACTGATTATGCTGTCCAGCTTCAACTACATTAGCCAGGGCATCAATACCATCTTCTTCTGTCCAAGTTTTATTAGCGAGTACTTGTGGATCTGTGTCATCGATATCATATAGACTTGGATTAAGTTTTAGTTCTGTTAAGATTAGTTCTATAATCTCATCCGCTTTCTTTCCGTTAGCTGTTACATTTACTTTATGATCTTTAAATAAGAAACTTCTATCTGAAGCTGAGACGAATACCTCCTTCGCATCAATATCTATGTTAGGTCTTATGCGAGTTATATATCCAAAGAACTGATCATACTCAGTAGAGCTGTAAGTCGCAGTAATATGTATTCGAGCCATCACGTCCCAATAGGGATAGTAGGGAGATGATTCTTGCACTGGACTAAAGTCGCCATCAAGGTCTCGGAGCGTGCATTCCATCTGACCTTCCACTAAAGTACCTTCGACATCCTCTGTCCCTATTGAAGCTCTGAAATCCCTACACGCTGTAGTTATATCAAAAGTTTTTAAGCGGTGTGAATAGAAATCGATCATATACGCGTCTCCGGTGACGCTGTTCCAAACCGATCCATTCCATTGATCGAGATCGAGTTGTGTTGTTTGTTCTGTATTTTGATAACCTACTTCATAGCAAGAAGCAGCGGTTCCACCATCAGTGTAAAGCTCAATGTAGAACGCATCATCGATCTCGTACTCTCCTTCATAATCATCGAGTTCAAAAGTAAAGAACCAATCATATCCAGCAGAGCCAAAGCTCGCTACTGGAGAGGGATATCTTATATCAGGCGATGTGACTAAGAGAGTATAATTCTTATCGTAAAGCTTTGCTCTTGCATCAATACCAGTAGGTGCCGCGCCAGGACAGCGTAACTTAAACTTTATAGTAATGTACTTATAAAGAGGCTCAGTTGAAACATCTGTGATTGTAAACTTAATGCGAACCTTGGGAAAGGAAGGAGTACCAAATGCTAACCAAGCATTTTGATTAGTTTGATCTAGAACATCTGTGTATTTATTCCCAGTGAACTCAACTTTATATTGAACTGGAAGACTCATCTATCTAAAGCCTCCTCAATGTAACGCACATTAGATCTAAAGAACTCTTTTGCGCTCTTTGGCTCCATCGTCCAGACACCGCTCTGATGAAAATTCATTATAATTGGAGCACCGCCCTGTCGTCCCATCTTGCTCAAAGGTATCACAGCCTCAGGTCCAGCTTCACCAACCAGAGCCAGCGTAGGAGAGGTTACAATTCCACCTTCAGCCAAAGCTATAGCTTGAGAAGCAATGGCTGCGGCCTCAGCAACACCTTTAGCAGTCACAGCTGCAGCCAGCGCGTAGTTGATTGGAGGTGGAGCAGAAGCAAGAGCCACTGTCGCAGCGTGATGTGTTTGTATGATTGCAGATGCAAACGCAGCAGCTTTTTCAAGCTGGAATAAAGCTTTAATCTCTCCACCCGCTGCTTCATTCAAAGCTGAAAAAGCACCGCCCAGGTTCCCTAAGAATTGCACTCGCATTGCAACTAAATCTGCTTCAGCTCTAGCAGCTTCTTCTGCTTGTCGAATACGCTCATCAGTTTTCTGTTGAATCATAGAGAGGCGTTCGTCTTCTTGCCTTTGCGTTTCTTCCGTTATCTGATTTTCCCAGTACTTAGTTATCTCAGCAACTTGCACTCCGTGTCTTTCTGCTAAAGCAATTTCTTTCGCTGCTTGCTCTTCAAGTTGTTCCAATCTATTTAAGTTCGCAAAACGTCTTTGGTCTGCAATTTGAGTTATTTGATCTTTAACTCTCTGAAGTTCTTTCTTTGATAGCTTAGTACCTGAGCTTTCTAAAGCTTTATCTGTGGCTTCTGCTATGCGAGTCATAGATTCATTCACCTGCGCGACAACCGTAGGGGTACCGCCCTCCATACCTACGGCGAGAGCTTCCATCATTCCTCGCCCACTATCAGTTAGATCTGACAGCGGTCCTTCCTCAGCGTCAGAGCCCGGAAGATATTTTCGAACCTTAGCCAAAATATTCTTTACCGCTTCTATAGGTCCGCTCGCAGCTTGCTTTATTCCTTTTGTAAAAGTATCGATTAAAGCTTTACCTTCTTGATATAAACCTGTAGCAGAGAGAAAAGTTTTAATAGCTGTGATAACGCCTTCAATAATTTCATACCAAGCTTTCGCTCCTTCAATGAGGAACGTGATAGCGTTAATAGTAAACTTGAAAACTTCCCAGATCAATTTTAGTTGAACCTTAGCAACGCTATACATGGCAGTAACAACTGCTTTAAAAACTTCCCATGCTATGGTGATATTAGTTTTAACTACTGCTACGACAGCTGGGAAAACTATCTTAACTACTTCGAGAATTTTTTGTACTTCAGGAGAAGCTGATATTTCAGCCCACGCTGCTAAGACATCTGTCTTAACTGTGTTAAAAGCAGCTTTAATGTCAGCGACCATGGGACCAAAGAATTCTAAGATACCGTTAACCACAGCCGCAGTCTTAGCTCTAATGTCTCCCCAATTCTTAGCCCACGCTACTGCGAACAATCCTACTGCTGCTGTGATAGCGGCTATAGGACCAAGGATAGCTGCGACTGAGACGCCGAGGGCAGCGGCCACAGCTCCGATCGCACTTACTATACCACCTAATGCAGAAACCATTACACCCAACGCTATGAGCGCAGGACCAAGGACTGCTGTAATAGCTCCGATGGCCAGCACAGCATTTTGCATTCCAGGTGAAAGCTTATCAAAGCGCTCGGTAAGCATTTCAACTATTTCAACTACTTTATTTGCTACGGGGATAAGCTTAGGGATCACCTTATCGCCTAGATTTATCATAGCGATGGTAAGCTTGTTCTTCATTATTTGATAAGCAGCGTTTGCTGTGGCAGCTTGCTTTTCAAATGCTTCATTCATAGAGTTAGAGCCATTGAGCATATCATCAAGAGTATCATTATATGCTTCATTAGCAGAAGTAAGTAAGGAGAATGCAGCGAAGGAAGCTTCAGCGCTACCAAAAAGAAGTTTCATCTCCTCGTTAGTAAGCTTCATCTTATCTCTAGCAAACTCAAGAGCTCCACCTACTCCCTTCTTATCAATTTGATCTCGAAGCTTTTTAGTAGAGAAGCCAAGCTTTTGCATGGTCTTATCAAGCACTCCACCATCGTCTCCAAGCTCTCTAAATAAAGCAGCGAGCTGAGTCTGTGACTGAGCTGTCTTACCAGTTACGGTGGTCAGAGCAGCTGTGGAAGCTTGTAAGTCTTCAAAGGTTACACCTACCGCTGCAGCGAAGCCAGCAGCTTGACCAAAGTTTATTGAAAGCTTTGATACATCGGTGATACCATTCTTGACTGTCTTAAACAAAACATCAGCATGCTTATCAGCTTCTTGCGCATCTAAATCAAACGCATTTATAGCCACAGTTAGAAGTTCTGTAGCCTCTGATGTTTCACCTAAACCAGCAACGGCTAATTTCGAAGATGCTTCTAGAGTCTTTAATGCCTCGCTTGATTCGTTTATTCCAGCAGAGAAAATAGCATATAGGGGTCCTCCAAGCTCATCCTTATTCTTAGGTACAACTTTAAGTAGATCCTTTACGCCTTGCTCGAGCTCTGCCATAGCAGGAGTAGCATCGCCTTTGATAAGAGTTGATACGTTGACAATAGATGTCTCAAAGTCAGCAGCCATCTTAGCAGCGCCCAAACCTATCGCAGCAATAGGAGCTGATAGGGCCGTTAGTTCCCTACCAGCTCCTTGAACTTTATTGCCAAAGCGGTCCATGACATCACCAGCCCGCTTCCACTTAGATTCAATTACTCTAGCGGCGCGTTCTGCGGACTTTTGGACCTGCTTTAATATTTGGGAAGCTTCGTCCTCCCCAATTATTGTTACTACTACTTCCGCCACGACTTACCTCCCTATATAGGTGGCACAAAAACTCATGTTGAAGGGGTGTCAAGTCCCCCGGCGTCTCCGCCAGCTTCATGTTCCCCATCAATATCAGCATCGCTATCTCGTTTCCGGCCGACGTTTTTGCGAAACGCACTCGCGATGCCCGCGATACCCTCCGTAATTCCCGAAAGATCTTTAATCGCTTCCAAGAGTTTTGCTTGATCGTCTTCGTCCATGGTAGACTCTTTGATCTCTTTCACCGAGTAGCGTACATTTTTATCTACGCTAAGACCACACGATAAAATTACCATGTTGGATTCGTGATCACTCGCGAAAGTTCTCTCAAGATCTATATCCATAGTATCAAGTTTTCCACCACGTGTCTTAACGTTAATGCCCTTAACGCTAAGTGATTCGACCTTTCCTTTTTCTGCGTTGGTTAAAGGTCTAATTTCCACCGGACCGACAGAAGTCTCAACGGTTTCGCGTTGCCTCTTACCGTTGAGCAACCTTTCTTTAA